CTACTAAGTTTGCACGAGAGCAGGCTAGGGGTCAGGCCTCTGCTGTTACTGACGCGTTATTTAGTCCTGTTGGTGGTTCTGATCTTTTAGGCTCTCTTCCTGTTACTGCTTACGCTGGGTCAGAAGGCATATCCATGACTGCCCCTCGTAAAACACAGGTTGACGCAATGGCCGCTCCTAATCTTGTCTTAAATGAACTGAGGACGCCTGCTAACGCTCCTTTTGTCGCTGGTCCTCGTATGTTGGCAAGGGCTGGTAGTTCTTTTGTTGAAAATATACCAACAGAACTTAAGGGTTTTTACTCAGGTAGTCCTGTTGAAAAATACAAGGGAATATCGGAAGGAATGCTACAGAGTGCTAAAGGCACTGCCAGAGAACTTGTAGACCCTACTGAGATGGCAACTAGACGTGAGTTTGGCACAGGCTCTGTCAGACGAGCAGAAATGCAACAGACGGCAGACAGAGGAATAGCAGAAGGTAATCCAAAAGCCTCAGCCTTCCTACGTGCTCAAGCAACAGGTAAAGCAGTAGGCGAAGGAGACACAATCATCGAAGCTTATCCTGTGTTGAAAAGAGATGCAGTACAGGTAGGACGTTTAGAAAACACCCAAGATGTTCAACGGGCGTTGACTAAGGACAATCCAGACATAGACCAAGACATTGTAGACAGAGCCACAAACCATTTGTATGCTCAACAAGGTAAACAAGGGCAGTTGGTTACAAGAAACAGAGCAACACCTAGTACAAACCTAGGTCCTGAAGCCATAGGCCAAGCCACAACTTCTCCTGTCGCTCTTAGAACACTGTACTCCCCGAAGAGTATGGAAAGCTGGTACGACGTAGTAGGAGACAGCCCTAGTACAGAACAGTGGAAAGAGATGTTGGGCTTGTTTAGCGCTCTTGATAGAGACTTTTTGTTACAGAATAAGAAGGTATTCGGTGAAAACCCTTCTGCTGCTGCCGTATGGGGCGCTTATTGGAAAGGTAAGAAGAGAGTAAAAGAAGGTAAAAAGCTAGGCTCTGACCAAAAAAAGTACATAGACGCCATTGACAAACAAATGAAGACCCAAACAGGCCTTAAGAAGTACCTCTCTAAGTTTGTTCCTAACGCTATTGTCAAGCCTAAAGGCCCGACTAAAGTCAACGAAATGAACGGTAAACTTGTGTTGCAACAGTCGTTTAACTCTTCAGCTAAAGACTTAGGCGGTATGAATGCGTTTATTGTAGTAGACCCTAAGAAGGGTGAGTTTTACTCTATGTTGTCTGATGGTCATGACTTACTTGGACAGACGCCTCCCGGTTTTGAAGACCTTGTAAACGTAGTTCCAATACAGAAGTACAAGATAGGTGGGGGTAAAGAAGCAGGAGGAGCGCGACCTAAGAAAGAACTAGAGGCTGCTTCGAAAGTTTATGAGGACACTTCAGAACTAGAGAGACGCTCTGGTATTCCTAAACTCAAAAACGAGAGTGTTTCTGCGTACCAGAAGCGAGTAGCCAGAGACTTCAGAGGTACTGCTACTACTGGAGAACGTCTTGAGGCGGCTGCTACTGCTGCTATGCCTCTGTCTGCTGCGGGGATGATGTCTAGGGACAAAGAAGAGCGCTAGATACGCTCTAGCACCCACTTCAGACCCATGATCTCACCCCTAATCTCGTTGTTGCGAGCAGCAGGTATGGACCTTTGTAGTTTGTTCTCAAGTACTTTTATGCGTACTTCGATATCACGTTTGATGTTCATAATCTAACCTAAGTAAAAACGGGGGCGCTAAGGCCCCCTTTTGTTTACAACTCGCAGTTATTACCTGTACAAGCCAACTGTTGCGACCCTTCAGTCATGTCAGAGTTCTCAGAGATGTTCCAGTCGATAGTCTCAGGGAACGCCTCCTTCAACTTCTCAAACGTCTCTAGATCAATTGGTTCGTAAGGAGCCTGTTGGTACGTGTGTTCAGAGTAAGGCAGGAAGCTTACGCCACTGATCTTGTCGAACTTGTTGTACAACCACTGACCCACCTCAAGGAACTCGTCGTCACGATAGTAACACGTCATTGACGGCTTATGTTCACACCAGAAGTCTTGGTAAATCTCCCATAGCTCAAGTTGCTCCATAGCACCCATCTCAGAGGCCACCACAGCCCCGTCAGGGGACTTTATGGGGAAGGAGAATACCTTGGTAGTGGGTGACATTACGTCGTCCTCTACGGGGATTCCTGCTGCCTCAAGGACGGTACAGAGGGGGTCTCTTGCGTCCGCTCTAACTCGTCTAATGTATTGATCCGCATATCTAGGGTGGATGCCACTAGCAGAATCAACCAACTGACTAACAGTACCGGAAGGTTTAACAGCAGTAATGGCAGCGCTAAGATTAATACCAAGCTTGCCAGCCCATTCCGCATTAGTACTAATTGATTCCTCTTTGAGAGCCACGAGCCAATCCTTAAGTTTTTCACGATCATCCCTCCCTGACAACACAGCGTGGTCCATGATGCCTGTTAGTGATACACCAAGAAGTGCTTCTTCTTCTGTATTCTTCTGCCACACCTTGCGGAGGTAGCGGAAGTCGGTTAGCGTAGCCTGAAGAGACCCAAGGATAGTTGCAACACGTACTTTTCGCTTGAGGTCTGACAACGTATCTCCTGCCCTGACAACAACTTCCGAAAGATTACAGAACTGGTAGGGCCGGAGGATGATCTCTGAGCATGGATTAGTTCCAAAATCATAGGTAGCATCTCGTCGCTCGTTCTTTGCAGCTTGTTTTTGACTTGCGACTCTAGAGAACATACCTCGTTCTCCGGAGCGGGACTCGTATAAACTTTTCCACTCATTTAAAAACGCCTCAAAGTCTGGCTTCTCTGTGTAACACGCTGAGTTATTCGCTAGTCCCCGTTGAGGATTGTCTTGCCACCACTGGCCTGACTTGCATCGTCGGAGTCTATCGTCAGTGAGGTTAGACAGACTGATGAGAGCGGACCTGCGTACACCGCCGACGACGACGATCTGTGCAATCTTACAGCAGAGATCATGACATTCGATGGAACTAAGTTTACGTCCAGCAGCCTCCCGAAAGACGCTGACTGTGAAGTTGAACAGATCGACAAGAGGCTCTGGACCAGATGCTCTACCGCCGAAGGTCTTAAGGGTTGCCCCTGCAAGTCGTACTCCAGACACGTCCCATTTTGGAAGTTGGCCTGAATAGAGCAAGCTAACAAGTTCCCGGTAAGCTTTAGCCCATCCAATTTTACTGTCGGCGACATGTATAACTGTATTGGTATCATGAAAGTCCTCTGCTACTTCTGGTAATTTTGTTACGTACTGACGCTCCACACTAAAGCCCACACCAGTGCCGCACATTAGGACGTACATCATCTCGTCAAATGCTTTAGGGTGGTCGATAGGCATGTAGGAGCAGTTAAACCCTGCTACATTGTCACGGTCTAAGGCCTCTCCAGCAGTCATAAGTGCTCGCATGGAGGGCATTACGTTCATGTCGTGAATGTCTGCAAAGATGCCGTTAGCTTCTTCAAGGCTTAGCTTACCCTTCTCAATCCAGAAGTTTAAGTACCTGTCTATAGTTTCTTCCCAAGTCTCCCGTCGCTGTTCCTCTGGCAGGTAACGAGCGTAGCGGGACTTGTGTATGTACTGTTGATATGCGTCCATTAGTCCTGCTTCTCCTTCAACGACAACTTAAAAAGTTCTTCTAGTATCCTCTCAATTTCGTACCTTGCTATCATGTTAGTTCCTTAATTAGTCGTTCGATGTACCAGCGGCATTTACGTAAGTCCTCCACTGGTTTACCTTTGTAGTCGTAGCGCCAGAGGTACTTCAGTGCGTTACCCTTGAGATAACCATTAAACTCATGTTCAGGCATGGACGCTTTGATTGCTTCGATGGCTTCGATTGCTCCTTTGTTGTAGTGGTCAGGCTGATCCACAGGGTCTACCTTCTTCGTCTTCTTCAGTATAGAAATCCCGTCCCACTCTGCAGGAGTCGCATCATCAATACTCATTTTCTTCCTCCTCTAGCTCTTGTTCAAACACGTCTAGTCTGTTGATT